GCTCTACAAATGCAGCCTTTTCCAAGGCAGTAGATAAATCAAACTTATCATCTTTGACATCTTTATTCCCAACATCAGCAAACAAATCATCAATCTCGCTCGGGTCAAAGCCTGTTAGGGAAACATCAAAATCTGCGCCTTGCAAGTCTGTGATAAGAAGTGCCAACTTGTCTTTATCCCACTCACCACTGATTTTGTTAAGGGCGATGTTGAGTGCCTTTTCTTTTTCTTCGTCCATTTCGATAACAACGCACTCGACTTCGGTAATTCCCATATCCGACATAACCTTTAATCGTTGATGCCCTCCGACAACGTTGCCTGTTGTCTTGTTCCAAATTACAGGCTCAACATAACCAAACTCCTCAATCGAGCGTTTAAGTTTTTCATATTCGGCATCGCCATTTTTAAGGTCTTTGCGAGGGTTATATTCTGCAGGGTTTAGGTCTGTAATCTTTTTAGTTTGAATGTTCATCTACAAAAACTCCTCTCTATTATTTTTTGAATGCCTTTTTCAGCACCATTAATATTACCTGAAAGAGCTTGACCTTTTAGGGTTTTGAACTGCTTTTTCGTTAGCATACCTTTATGCTTTTTAAGATATTTTATAAACCGACTTATCTCCATTATGATTTTCCTTTCCTCACTGACAATAGCCGTTCCATGACATCATCTTGTGGGCTTAAACCCTTGTATTCACTAGAACAGTTTTCTTTTACAATCTGATATATTTCCATCCACAACCTGTTTGTTTGGCTCATAAAGTTTTGGCTCATGGCAACATATGGACTTTGAATTGCGTTGCCTGTGGTTGGGTGCGAAATGAACTCCTCGCACTGAATCCAACGAGCAACGCTCATAGCATACCGTTCTAGAAGTTGCTGAGGGGTGAGCGTTGCGCAACCACGTTCATTCAGCCATTTCCAAGTCGCTTCATATATTTTAGTGGCTACTAGATTCTTACCGTCTTTTTGTTTTGCCGATAGCATTTTATTCGGTGGTGGCATTGTGACACCGTTAAGGTCTGAGGTGTCGGGAAACTCAATAACTTTAAGTTTGCGTTTACCTAAATTGCCATCCGTTATTTTCTCAGCAAGAGGTTTTTTCTTACGTCCTGCACCCACACGAGCGCCTCCACTGTTTTGATTTCCAGCCAAAATTCCACCCCCATTTGATTTAATTTGAATTAAAAAAACATTGTTTTGAATGTTTTTTGTTGGTTTAGCTTGCGAAAGTTTGGTCTCTCAGACCATACAAACACGAAACTTGCAGAGTTTAGGAAAGTTAATTTTAATTATGCTTTTTAACTCTTTATATACCCCATTTGAATTTGCGTTTTCTCACACGCCACCCCACACCGTTCCATTTTTGTAAAAGTTTAGGGGATAAGTACTCCCCCTACCCCCATCTGTCGCCCATTTCCACTGTAATTCTTGAGTGACAAGACTTGCAGAGTGCCATAAGATTACTAACTTCATGCGTTCCACCCTTTGATAGGGGAAGTATATGATGTATTTCTTGCGCAGTTGTAAGCTGTCCGTTTCTTTGGCACTGCTCACACAAAGGGTGCGCCTTGATGTATCTGTCACGAACCCGCCTCCACTGACTGCCATAATATTTCCTAGTCATTGGGTCACGCTGAAACTTATTGTAATGTTTATCAACCTGCTTTTTATGCTCGGCGCAGTATCTTTCGCCCTGTTCACAAAGCAGACTACAACCGGCGCTTGCACAAGGGCTCTTTGGTTTGTATGGCATAAGCTTTCACCTCGTTTTTTGTATAGCAAAAGCCACCACAGATTTTGTGGTGGCTAAGTTTTATTCTATTTCTCTACACTGATAATAACACAAATGTCCTTGAACATCTACTAACATTTCCTATCATCTTTTAGTTTTTGGGGACATATTTCGTTCAGTGCCTTGTCCCTCATTCGGTAGATATGTTGTATGCTATAACCCATGTCAAAGGCTATCTGCTCCCAAGTCATAAAGCAGAGATACCTTTTTTCGAGCAATGTTTTGTATTCAGTGTTTTTAATTGAGTTAATAACGGCTACGATTTCACTTTTTAAATTCACAAGGTAGTCAATGTCAAGGTTTATTTTCGCTTGCAAGTCAATGATTTTTTCAACGGCATCTGCCATAGTTGAGGTTGCTCGGTTTGGCTTTTTTGGCATATCACTAAGGGTAGTCGTAACCTTTGTAGCTAGGCTGTTGAGCGCTGACACCTGTTCTAGTTTGCTGTTTATTCTTTGGTCAAGTCTGTAAGCCTGCCCTAGATATTCTTTTGCTTTCATATGCTTTTCCCCTCCAAATTAAGTGTAGCTTTTACTGCGTCAATTAGTGCCGATTGTGTTTTTTCTTTTGTGCTAAGCGCCGTCATAATGTTCTCATCAATCGTGCCTTTGGTTATGATGTGGTGAATAACAACGGTGTCTGAGGATTGACCTTGTCGCCAAAGACGGGCATTTGTTTGTTGATAAAGTTCCAAGCTCCAAGTTAGTCCAAACCATATGAGAGTTGAGCCACCATTTTGAAGGTTAAGCCCATGTCCTGCACTTGCAGGGTGGATAATTCCGACAGGGATATTGCCACTGTTCCAATCGGATATATCTTGTGATGACTTGATTTCACGAACTTTCAGCCTTTTATTGATACGCTCTAAATCGTGTTTGAACCAATATGCAACAAGAACAGGTTTGCCATTTGCTGATTCGATTAAGTCCTCAAGTGCATCAAGCTTTTTATTGTGGATTGCAAATATTTTTTTATCCTCACCATACACTGCACCATTCGCCATTTGACAAAGCTTGTTTGAGAGAGCAGCTGCATTAACGGCATCAATTTCACAATCCTGTACCGATAAAACCAAATCTTGTTTTAATGTGTTGTATGCTTTTTTCTCTTTTTCACAAAGGCTTACAATAACCTCGTTCACAACATACTCTGGCATTTGCAGATAGTCTGTGCTTTTCATACTGATTGTGATGTCGGAGATAAGGCAATAGATTTCATCTTCAGCGCCAGCTTTTGGCTTGTAGGAAAATACCATTTGGTTGTTACGTTTATCAGGGTCAAAGAAGTTACTACGGTAGTGGGTTATAAATCTGCCTAGCCTTTTACCCATATCTAGTAATCTGAACTCTGCCCATAAATCCATCAAGCCATTTGATGATGGTGTTCCCGTAAGTCCGACGATGCGTTTCACTTTAGATCTAACTTTAAGTAAACTTTTAAACCTTTTAGCACTTGCCGACTTAAAAGACGATAGCTCATCAATTACAACCATATCGAAGTCAAAAGGCATATTACTTTTATTTATTAGCCAATCAACATTCTCACGATTGATGATGTAGATGTCGGCTTTTTGCAAGAGTGCCGATTTGCGTTCTTGCTCTGTACCGATTGCTACAGAATAAGTAAGTCCTTTTAAGTGATCCCATTTTTCAATTTCAGCAGGCCATGTATCTCTTGCCACTCTAAGTGGTCCAATCACTAATACCTTACCGATTTCAAATCTCTCATACATCAGTTCCATAATGGCTGTGAGGGTTATAACGGTTTTGTCAACCGAGGCCCATATCAAGAAAAATAGCAGCTGTAGACTTATTTTCTATGAAATCTATTGCATATTGCTGATAATCATGTGGTGTGAACTTCATTTGGCATCACCTCCTTCAGTATCCAATTTCTTAATTTCAGTTATGAACCAATTAAATTCAGCATGAAACTTTGCATGGTCACTTTGGCTTTCAAACACTCGGATATTCCTTGGGTCATTATTACGCTTGTTACCATCAATATGGTGGACTACTTCTCCTGGCAACAATGCTCTGGCAAGCATCTGCTCCGCAACAATACGATGTTCATGCCTCCCATAGAGTTTTGTATACGTTTTCCCCTCGCCTGAGTTCATTCGTGCGGCTCTGAGTTTCGCTCTGACTTCGGCTGTCATTCTTGTTTTGTTGGTTTCCTTGTTCATTTTTGAAAATGTTGCAGAGATATTTGTAAAGTCTTTGAGAGAAGCATATCCATCAGGATTTTTCGTTTTATTACTAAAATCCGCAAGGCACTGTCTACTGCAAAAATGGTGCTTCTTACCTTTCAAAAAAGCTGAATCCCTTGTAAATTCTTTTTCACACCAATCACATCGAATTTTTAATTTCATCAAGCACACCTCCTATCTGATTTATATTATCTATGCAGTAAACCAAAAAGCCTAACGCTTCTAGTTGCCTTTTTCGCCTTACTTGAAGTGGTCGCATTTTTTTGCCACTAGCTTTAAGTTCGATAAATGCAAGCTTCCCATAGGGGAGGAGCACCAATCTGTCAGGCACTCCATCAAAGCCGGGGGAGGTAAGCTTTGGGCAAAGACCTCCCAAGCTTTTAACGGCTTGTACTAGCTTTTGTTCTATTTGTTTTTCTCGCACTCCACATACTCCTTTCCCTTTGTTCCTTTAACTCAAGAAACCCTATACGCGTGTATATACGTGTTATGCCTGCTACTACTAGCTATATCTATAATTATTATATTTAATAGTAATATTAAGAACATAAGAACAGAAACGCTGATTTGCTTATTATCAAAGGCTTTATTTCTGTTCCTATGGTCTGTTCCATCAGCATTTGTTTGGAACATTTTTTTTATTGAGAACTGTTCCAACTTTATTTTGTTCCTTAAATTAGGTATAGGAACGCCCATTGAGAACGAAAACAAACTGGGGGCCGTATAGGGGAATACGCACTTTATTTTTTTCTCGTTTCCAACCAAGTCTTGTAAGAATACCTGTAAGTTCATTGCTGTCAGAGCGCTTAAGATTGGCTCTTTCCTTGCCAAAACACTCACACCAAATTTCCATATTGGAAATTGATTCACGTCGTTTTGTACCCATGCGTATTTCACTACCAAACTCACCGCCATTCAAAAAGTTTCTGCGTTCATATAAATCTAAGGATTCCCAGTCATTAGGTAATAAGGTTTCAAGGTAATCACGCACAACACCTTCGCGCTCGTCCGACTCCATAGCCTCACGCTGTTCAGCTTTTGCCATAACATCCATTGACGGCTCCAAATAAAGCTTTTCACCTTGTTTCACATATACAAGTGCCTCTGCCCAAATTTGATGGATCTCATAAGTAGAAAGCTCCCATGAGCTTTTTGTTGCCTTACCAGGAGTTTTCACAGGCCAGAACCTACGATTACCAGTGGTGTCACGAAGATATCCAGACTCAGCGTTTGTTGTTCCAAAAAATACGCATTGCCTTAAGTGAGGGGTGGCACGTTTACCAAAAGATGCACGATAGATATCATTTTGTCTTGATATGAATGACCTTAGAGTTTCAACTTCAGTTTTACGAAGTCCTGCAAGCTCACCAATTTCTAATATCCAATAGCCCTGTAATTTCTCTGCTGCAGTTTTATCCTTTGTGTCACTTAAACTCAAGCTATCGGAGAACCATTCACCAGCAAGCTTTGATATAAGGGTACTTTTACCGACACCTTGTGGGCCATTTAACACGAGAATAGAATCAAACTTGCACCCAGGATTTAGCACTCTACTAATAGCGGCGCAGATGGTTTTTCTAGTAACTGCTCTCACATAAATGTTGTCATCTGCCCCAAGATAATCAATTAACAGAGTATCAAGCCTTTGTGAGTTGTCCCATTCAGGTAAATCTCTTAAAAATTCACGAATAGGATGATATGAGCGGTCATCTGTAACCTTCGCTACTGCAATTTGAAAATTTCTAGCAGAGAAAACACCGTAATATTTGTCGATATAGCTTATAAGTTGTGCATCATCTGCATCCCGCCAAAATTTACTTGGGTGATTCCATGGAACTTTTCCTTTGATTTCCATACCATCAAGCTGCTGATTAAATACAATATCTTTTAGTTTTATATCGTTTTCAAGAATAAGGGTTAGGTTTTTCAGTGAGTTTTTTAACACCGTAGACCTAGTCTCATATTCCAGTTTCTTTTGCCAGTTTTCATCATTTGTAAATTCTTCTTTTGCTAGTAAAAGACGTTCATCTGCAATAGTCAGTTTCACTTTTTCATCCTCTATTGCAAACTCGCACATTTCCTTAAAAGATTTTTTATCATCATCACCAAACTTATGAACACGCACTAGGTCAAAAGAGTTCATAAGCTTACCACAAGCAGGGTCTGTGGCGTGATGGGAATATGAGAATTTGCTGTCGTATACAACCACACCTGCAGATGAATCCGCTGGAACATAATCATACCTACCATTTATCACGGAAGGTTCATATATGCCAGATAAAAACTTTTCAATAGCGTCCTCGATTGTATATGCTCGGCAAAAAATCCCCACAACACCTTTCTTGCTAAGTGGGTCTTGTTGCTCCTTTAAGCTGCGAGTAATAACCTCTGATTGTCTTGAGGAAACGGGCCAAGTTGATGCATCTCTCCAATCGTTATACATAGCTAAAAACTTATCAGGGTTTAGGGGCGCACCATCTTTTTCCTCGAAAACAAAGTCTGCGTTTGATGAACAAGATGACCAATACATCATTCGGTTGGCTTGATAAGTTGTGTCATCAAAAAAGTCAAGCCCTATTTGCTTTGCTACCATTCGCATTAATGGGGGATACTCGTCCTCACTAACTTCACGAGAAAACATAATAACAACACGAAATCTAGGCTCTGTTTCTGTATGACTGTGGGTTGAGTAGATGAAATGTTTAATACCTTTTAGTGCCACTTCAGTTTTTCCCAGAAAGTCCTCTCCACTGATTATGCTATCTGCATCTAAAGCACCAATTGTTCTGCTTATGACATTACCATTTTTACGAATACCGCCTTTAAGCCAACCACCAACAAAGCCACCGTTATCCTTAAGGTCATCACGTTGTCTTTTAGGCAGTTTAGGAAACTCCTCCACTGTTTCAGAGGTGCGTGTTGGGGTACGGTTTCTGTTTAATATATATTGCCAATCTTGTTCTTGATTTTTGTATTTACTGTCTGTTTTGCGATTACAGACCGATATCTTTATAGGAAAACTCATATCTTTTTTACCTCCGTTAAGTCCTTGTTAAAATATCTGATAGGCATCTTTCGCTTTTTCGCCAGTCCTATTTCTCGATACATTCCTTTTGAAACAGTGCTACCAAACACCCACAGCTCGTTACATTTACCCAGCATTACATAATTAAAATGCATTGCCTGCTGACGTTCAATTGAATTGTTATCGTTCATAAATTGTGGGAATAGCAGGTGCGGTGCAAAGGGGATAGCTTGTTGCCCCACTGCAAATTTGCAAAAGGCACGAGCGTTTTTGGTGTTGGTTTCAATGTCGCCTGCAAATGGTGAGCAGATATACACAAGTGGGAGAAAAAGAGTGTTGCACTTTGCCTTTTCTTCTTTGTCTATGCTAGTCAGTGCCTCATATGTGGTGGGGTCATAATAACCCTCGCTGTTAAATTTATCGATGCTCATTAAACAAAACCTCCTCTTTCTTAGTGAGTCCCAGACTAATCAGCATCGCAGCATCGACTTTGACCCGATCTTCTTCTCTCAATTCGTCTATTCTACTTGCAATATTTGTTTTTGAAACAGTGGCTATTTGTTCAAGCAACACTGTGCTTTTCTTAGGAAGGTTATAATTTGCTAACACCACATGAGTGGGCAAGTCATTTCTTTTTTCCTTACCAGTGATAAATGCAACAATCGTTGTTGGAGAAAAAAAGTTCCCTTTATCGTTCTGCAAGACAACGGCAGGACGAGCGTACATTTGCACACTTCCTTTGTTTGTACCTAAATCATCAACGTAGACAATATCATATTTTTTATACATATCAATTCCTCCTGTTTTTCATATAACATCACTTTTGTTTTCTATCCATGATTGGCAAAACACCATTCGCTTTCAATAGTCCATAAATGAAGAGCCTGCCTTTTTGAGTCCAATAGGTGTGTGGTCTTGTATGATGAGTGCCATCGTTGCCGTTATATGGACACATTTTGGTGCTAGTGTATCCTTGCTCAGCGTGTTTTTGATACAAAAGCCAAATATCGCCTTGTTTGTATTGCACGCCTTTTTCATTCAGGTATCGGTTCATTTTTGTTGCACTCCAACCATAATCTTTGGAGATAGTAGATATCGCCACAAGGTCTTTGCAGTTCAGTACTACGTCGTAATAAGACGCCTTTGGCATCATCTCCACAATTTGCTGATTTTGAACCACCACTGTCTGGGAAAGTGCCTTATTTCTCACACGCTCCGACTTAAGTTCCTCTAAAGCAGCAATCAGCATATCAGGGTCATTTAACAGATCATCTATTGCGTATACACCATGCTTGCGAATTGAAGGGATAACCTCTGTTGTTACCCAACGCTTGAACATCTTCGCACTAGGCATCTTGCTTGAGAGTATAAGGCCGTAAAGACCACTTTCGTTGATAACAATAGACTCCTTATTCTGATTTCCATCAAATATCATTATTTTTGTTTTATCCTCTTCATCAACGTGCCTGTTAATATCTCGACTACCGTTTTGGTACTCGAGGATATCAGCAACATCCTTTCCGACAAAATAGGGAACGTCGTCAATTGTTACTGTTCTTACAGAGCCAAACTCTGCGCTATTAAAAATTTGTAATTCATTCATTTTGAATTACCTCCTGTAATTTATTTGGAGAATTTATCTCCTAAGTCACAGTCAAAGAAATAAGAGGGTATTTTAACCCCCTTAAAAACTTTTTTAATCCTTCCTATAAAATTCACACTCATACCCATCAGCGCGAAGTAGTAAGCCTTTTGCCCAAGGTGGTGTTTGTCCCATCAGTTCACAGATTGATGATAGTGATAGGTCGTTGTCTGCCTCGATTACAATTTCATCATGCACATGAGCTACAATGCGATAATCCCTCAAAGTCTGCAAGGCATAGCATAAAATATCTCTGGCTATTGCTTGCACGATGTTTTCTACAAATTTAGGGCCATAGCTTTCTAGTCGTTCCCACTTTTTCGTAGCGCCAACACCCTCATAAGTCACAGACTCGCCGCCGAATTTGTTCACTCCCATGCGGGGTTTAACATAGCTAAGATGTCTGCCAGAGGGCAATTTGATGAAAAGCATACCGCTTTGATATATAAATTTAATGCCATGGGTTTGTGTTGCTTTCCTCTGTTTTACGCATTTTTTCACTGCACGGTCAACATCCCACCATAGTTTTGTTATATTTGGATTGGAGTTTCGCCAATTATCTATTAAGCCTTGTAGTTCGCTTTCAGGGATACCCATTTCCAAGGCTCCCATAGCCTTTAATGCTCCAACCGATCCGCCGTAACCACAGGCCAGTTCTGCAACCTTACCTTTTTGCCTTAGGTGACCATTGATACCATTTTTCTCAACAGGGACGCCAAACATTTTACTTGCACTGCTGCAATAAATATCTTCACCGTTTGCAAAGACATCAAGCCTCCACTGCTCACCTGCAAGCCAAGCGATAACACGAGCTTCTATTGCACTAAAGTCGGCTACGATAAACTTTCTGTTGCACTGTGGCACAAAAGCCGTACGGATAAGCTCTGACAACACCTCTGGCACAGAGCTGTACAGCATTTCAAGAGCCTCGAAATTACCACTTCCAGCCAGGTCACGAGCCTGATTTAAATCAGGGATATGGTTTTGTGGGAGGTTTTGAAGTTGAACAATTCTGCCACTAAACCGACCTGTTCGGTTTGCTCCATAAAACTGAACCATTCCCCTTGCTCTACTATCTTTACAGACTGCATTTCTCATTGCAGTGTATTTCTTCACGCTAGACTTTGCTAGTTGTTGACGCAGTTCAAGCACTTCTCCCAGTGGCTTTGGTGCAGTTTCAAGCATCTCTGCCACTGCCTTTTTGCCAAGAGTATCTGTTTCAAGACCATTATCTGAAAGCCACTGTTTCATCTGTTTTACGGAATTAGGGTTATCAAGGTTAGTTAGTTTCTGCATTAAAGTCATCAGCTTTTCACGAGAAAATTCGTCAATGGAAATTGCCTGCTTTACAAAATCCATATCCACACCGATACCTCTATCGTTGATTTCTTGGTCGTGGTGATATTCCTCCCATACGCTATTTGGCACAGGAAAGTTTGATAGTTTTCGTTGTATTTCAAGTTCAACTTCCACATCACGAATATTGTATGATTTGAAAATTGCCCATTTATCAATGTCATCTATTGGTAGGTTTCGTGTTCTTTCATTGTTTGATTTTGTGGGTAAGCAGGGAACACAAAAATATCTAATTAAGCTTTTACCCTCAGACATCTTTTGCTTTTCTAGTCCTAAAACTGCACCTACACCCTCAAGAGATAAAGGTAATCCCATTGTTGCAGACCATATCATAGTACATTTCCAAGATGCAGAACTTAGATATTCTCCTGTTTTCACACCTAGATATTTTGACAAACAAACTCGCTCAAACTGTGCATTAAATGCCGTTTTAGTTACTGCAGTATTTGTTAATGCATCTAATATTTCTTTTGGGATTTTCTCACCACAAGCCAGGTCAATGAGTTTAACTTCACCGCTGTCTATGGAATATGCAAAAAGTAAGATCTCAAAATCATCACTTTCGCAGTATTTATATATCCCTGACTTTTGAAGATTTACTGAAGAATATGTTTCTATGTCGATTGCTAAAGATTTCATATACACCATCCTTTTTAAACAAATAGGGTGGCGAAATGCAATCCTTCGCCACCATTTGTATATTTATTTGTTATGCTAGGAAGTTGTCATCATCAACAGTTGCAAAGTCCTCTGTTGCGTTAGTTCTGCCACCCAAAGGCTCACCATCTTTTACTTTTTGGATATTTCCAAGCCCACAAGCAACACCTTTATTTCCGTTAGAGTTGAAAGCATAAAAGTTTAGAGAAACTCTGCCATAGCAACCGCTATATAATTCGTTACGGTCAAGGATAGGTTTTACTGACTTGTCCACGATTTGAGGTGGGGTAGTACTGTTCGCATTCACGAAGTAGCAGTCTTTGTATGCCTCATCATCTCGCTCAACATCACCGTCACGAAGTGGAGTTTTGATACTTGCTTTATTCGGTTTTTTACCTCCAAACTTAGAAATGCCCTCCTCAATTGCAGCGTCAATAGCCACGTTAATTGCGTTTATAGTTTCGATGTCGTTTTTAGGGATAAGTACTGACACGCTGTATTTTTCCGTGCCACCATTAATGCTTTTTGGCTCCCATACATTCGCATATGAAAGTCTTACTATACCTGTGATTACCTTTGTTTTACTTGTATTATTAGTCATATTAAATTCTCCTTATTTGATTTTATTAAATTCGTTATTAGCGTCTGATGTGATAATTGCTGTTCTTTTATCTGTGATAGGAACTAGAGTTGGTTTGCCTGCAGATTTACATATGTGGTCACTAAGGATTTCCTCAAACTTCTTCTTGCCCAGAAGTTTTTGCATTTCAGTTAAAGGGATAAGGCTATGACGGAAAATATCTTTATATCCATTTGCCTGTACGGTTTTAGCCACAATATCTTCGTCTTTGTATTTACGAACCGAGCGACCCTCAACTACTTTAAAGCCTTTCCACTGCTTGCCGTGGTTTATTGCACTGTCCATGGCATAAGCCATAATTCCATCTGCCCATTTAGTGAGGCTTGATAGCTTTTCTAGAATTTCCTCAATTTCCAAATCCGTGAGTAGAGGTGGGAGTTTAAACTCAAACTGTGCTAGTTTTAAGTTTTCTTCTGCTATTGCCCGGCACTTATTCCTAGCCCTGCAAAAATGACACCACTCACCTGAATGGTATTCGCCCTCACCCTTTATAGCCATTTGTGCCTTTGGTTTAAGCTCGCTTTCTGCCCAACTTGTCAGCTCGTCCACAGGAATAGTCCAAGTGCTGACATTACTTCTGCGTGGCTGAAAGATTGTCATACATACCTCTTTAATATCATAAAGGCTATCGTAGAGTTCCAATGCACCAAGGGCATACAATTTCATTTGTGGATTTTCAACTGAGTTTACTAATATGCCTTGTCCGTATTTCAAGTCAATAATATGCAGCTTATCATCTGCGACTATGATGCAGTCTCCAGTGCCAAACCCATTTGGAACATACCTAGAAAAGTCAAGCCTTTGTTCAATTAAGACAAGTGGGTCTTTGCAACTTTGCTTTGCCAGTTCTAACTGTTCCATTACAAACTCGACATAGCTGTCACTGTGGTGTTGCATCTCATCACAGTCAAACTCGGAAACAGGGCGCTTGCTTCTAATCTTTAGTGCCTTTCGTAGCTTATGCTCGCATAAAGCATGAGCAGCAGTTCCCTCGGCAGCAGCAGGACTTTCCTTGTTCTCAAACCCACGTTCTAGTTGCGCTGATGGTAAACAATTAAGCCACCTGTGGGCGCCTGAGGCTGATAGATATGCGTGGTTACTACTCATTGGCAATATCCTCAACATCTTTTAAAATGTCAAAGTAATGTGTAGCGTCAATATCACTAAGCTTTGTGCCACCATACTTTTTGATGAGGTCACGAACCTGCGCCGTTTTGCCCGATTGACTAAGCTCTGCAAGTTTTGCTCTTACTTCCTCTAGTGTGATTTCCTTTTTCGGAGTAGGTTTCTTTGCTTTTGGCTCTTTTGCAGGAATAGGCTCGTTCTCCATCATTGCATCACATACTGCCTGCAAGCTATTTGCCAATGAACGAACATCTGAAATTACTTCTAACATTAGTTTTACTTTACTCATTGTGTGCCTCATTCAATAATTTCTTTTACATCAACCGACTCAACCGTCTGACCGGGTGCTAGAAGATATACCTGTGTGAAATCCCCAAACAGGAACTTCGCAATTTTCGAAGGCAACCTCATATCTGCACCACGCAGGACGGTAGCCCTCTTTCCACTCGGGTCTGAAACATTGATGACAATCTTATGTTTCAATGCCATAATTACACCTCTTTCTGTAAGGTTTTCTCCCTTACAAGTCACAGTCAAAGAAAAAGTGCTCTTTTTTAACCCTCTATAAAAAACTTTTAGAAATTTTTCTTTATTTGGTCGTAAATGCGGTTCATACGCTTGTGTATATTAGGAATGCTTGTACCTAAAACTTTTGCCGCCTCGGTAAGCGTCATACTTTGAATAACTACCATCTGATATAGTTCCTGTTGCTGAGGTGTCAAGGTTTCAACAACATTACGCAAACGCTCCACCTTGGGGGAAACCTCTTCTTGTAATGAATAATGAGCCGTTTCAAGCATCTTGCTCTTATCTTGTGAATTGCAATCTTCAGCAGCTAAATAGTCAAGGGATAGATTCCAGTTAGTCGGATATTTTTCACCAGGATGTTCTTTCTCCCATTCTTCTTTTGCTGCTTTCTCTTCTTTGGTTAAAGGTGGATGTCCATTTTTACAGTTGTAATAAACTTCACTGTCATCGAGAGAGTGCATCGTGGTAATCCATGCTTCGGTCAAGTCACTTTCTCCTGGTCGAATAGTAATGTAATCCGTGCGGTATCCGCCTTTGCCATCTGCCACGCTGATTGGGTATTTATATACCCCACGTTCTTCTGTTCCTGTTTTACGAATTTTCATAAAAATCCCTCGTCTTTCTGCCTGTTCTTGCAGAGGAAAAGGGATACAAATATGTTCGTGCGTTCGAAGTGCACCAATTGAAAAAGCCTGATTAGGCATGAGGAAATAAGGGCACTCCTATTGCACCCATCACTGCTTTCACAATGACGGTTTCAATATTTGTATCCCAGTCCCTATAGCTAATCAGGCCTGTGATATCTATAAATTCAGCCGTTTAAGGTCGGCTGTTAACCTCATTTATACAACTTCTTCAAACACCGTGTAAATATCTCCGTTCGTGAACACTAGCTTGACAATTGCAAACAATTTTGATATAATATATATGTTTAAGCATATTAGGGTTCGTAATTAGAAACTCCCCTTTGCTTTACAATACTAATTATATAATTTTTTCAATTTTGACTTCACATAGCCAGATATGTTTGGATATGTTCGGATAGGAAGATAAGGAGGTTGTTCAACGTGGAATTTAGTCAATTTGCAGAAACCCTCTACTCTGTATTTGCAGATGGAGCTAAGGTAGATGTGTTTACACAAGATTTATTTTTAAATATTACTGATTACCCGTATGACCAAGATAATCCCGTTGAATCGTATACCCTCCCATCCTTTAAGTCCTATTTCAACGGAACAAACGGCATATCTGGAATTGCAAAGAAAATAAATAAACATATCGAACCCGAAAAGTTTATTTCTTATATTGATGAGCTCCCGGATGCAGCAACATCAAATCTTTGTGATGCACTTCTTCCATATAAACCCGAAATAACAACTTATAATGTGCCTGAGATATGTGCGATTACATTTAAAGAAATTCTGCTTGATGCGGCCAGTTCAAAAAAGAAAAAAGCCGCTTCTGCGGTTAGCAAAAGCGGCCAAGTTATTATCACAGCTGTGGATGATGAAAATAAATATCAGACACGTCTATTAGTTGAAACTAAGGGAATTTGTCCTAATGATAACTGCTGCAATCCTTTATATATTGACGTTAATGGGCAGACTCAGATGGACTACAGCATTACGATTATCAACCCTGAACACGATGCTCATTCCTTTGATAACTTAATCGCACTTTGTCCACCCTGTAGCAAAAAATTGCTTCTTATGCAGGATGCGGAAAAAATAAAACGACTTGAAGAAATCAAAAAACTGCTTATGGAAGAAGCGGAAACTATTGGAGCATTAGCAGGCGTAAAAGCTGAGGAGGGTGTTGAACGAGTGCTTAGAAAAATTGCAGATACTCCTCCTGGAAAAATAATTCCGTTGACTTATGACCCTGTTGAACTTAGGCGGAAAATACTTCCTGTAAACAGAGCCTTATACATAAAAGCCAAAGCTTATGTCAGCGAGTATTTTAATACTGTTCATGGAATTTTCCAGCAGTTAAGCAAAGAGGGCAAATTACGCTTTGATCCCTTTTGTATGCAGGTCAGACTAAACTATTTTAATCTCCGGGATAAAGGTCTTGAACAACCAGTTATCTTTGACAAATTGGTTGACTGGCTTTCCTCCAACACGAACGACAGCCGCGATATGTGTGAAATTGTCATAGCGTATTTCGTGCAGAAATGTGAGGTGTTTGATGCAATTACCGAATAAATTATTTAACTACAGCGAAAGTATCTTCTCCAAATTTCCTGTAGTGTTGAAATCATTAGAAAAAGAATCTCTCTCCGTAGGAATTTTTTATATACGTCTACAGAAGCACTTTTCCAGCATCAATGACTTTATTGAAGTGCTGGATGCTCTGTATGCTTTAGAAAAAATTGATTACGATGAAGAAGCAAACCTCGTCCAGTCATTCGTTTTAACGAATGCTTGAATACAGTATTAGGCGGCAAAGCCGCTGATAACTCTGTAGGTAAATCTACATTTATGCTTATCATTGATTATGCATTTGGCGGAGATACCTACAGAACATCCGATGCCGCACGCCACATGGGTAATCATGTGATTATGTTTGCGTTTAAATTTGGAAGTGATATCTATCACTATTCCAGAGATATTGTCAATGGAACCGTTGTTAATGTCTGTGATGAAAATTACAGTATAGTTGAAGCTATTGGTATTAACGATTTTCGAAAAAAACTCTTTGAATTGTACAATATTAATTTGCCATATGTTACTTTCAGAGATGTTGTAGGACGATATTTGAGAATCTTCGGTAAAGATAACTACTCTATAAAGAAGCCTCTTGAATCTTTCAGTGGCGAAAAGGCTGAGGTTTCTATTGTTGCTTTGGAAAAGTTGTTTAATGTATATTGGAAAATAGAGGAATACCGTACAGCACTCAAATTAAAGGATGAGCGTAAAAAGGCTTATCAGAAAGCCCGTAAGCTGGAGTTTGTTCCTTATTCCACCACTACTAAAACACAGTACATAAAGAACGAAAAAGAATTGTCACAACTAGAAGAAGAGTTAGCAATGCTCGTAGCAAAAACAGATCGGGATTTATCTGCTGAAGAACTTTCTCATGCCGATGAAGCCTCTGAAATCAAAGGCAAAATAACTGCTTTGAGAAGACAGCGTAGCCGTCTTAAATCTCAATTAGAAGTCGTTAATATCAGTATCAAAGGCGGTTTCGTCCAGACATCTGCCGATTTAGCTGAACTTTCTGAATTCTTCCCTCATATGAATATGCGAAAAATCGCAGAAATTGAAAATTTTCATGGGAAGATGCAGAATATTCTAAATAACGAATTAAATGATGAGGCCCAGCGATTGAAGATTCTCACATCCTCCTTGGATAATGAAATAGCTTTTTTGGAAGAAGAACAGCGTTTACTTGGTATCCCTTCAACTATACCTAAAACTTTTTTAGACAACTACACGATACTTACCCATCGAATTGACGATTTAAAAGCACAAAATGATGCATTTGACTGCACAAAAGGTTTTGCCGCCGAAGTTTCCACTGCAAAAACAGACTTAAACTCTGCTCAGGAGGCTGAGTTGCGTAATGTTGAGGCCCCTATAAATGCTGAACTGGTACGCTTAAATGATATAATTTATGCAGGGACACGCAAAGCACCTGTTATCGACCTTGTGGACGGAACCAAATATTCATTTTGGACTCCAGATGACAGCGGAACAGGAACTTCATACAAAAGCCTCATTGTATTAGACATGAGTATATTGAAACTAACTCCTCTTCCAGTATTAGCACACGATTCTTTGATTTTCAATCATATAGGATATGCACCGCTTGAAAAACTGATGGGACTATACATGGAAAGTGGCAAACAAATATTTATTGCGTTTGACAAGCAGGAAGCACCAACCGAAAAAATACAGAAGATCTTAGACAGCACTATGGTTATACAGCTAAATTCAGGTGGTAATGAATTATTTGGCGAAAACTGGGGAGAAGTAAGACCGTATAGGAGGTAGTCCATGCACTTCAGTTATAACAAACTTTGGAAACTGCTTATAGACAAAAATATGAATAAGCAGGAATTGAAAAAAATTAGTGGTATCAGCTCTGCATCTGTGGCCAAACTTGGAAAAGGAGCAAATATCACAACGGATGTCCTGCTTCGTATCTGTGAGGCGTTGGACTGTGACATTTATGACATTATTGAACTTATAAAAGATAAACCTTCTGCAGGTGATTGAAAGGAGTAATCACATGAAACTATTGTATTCAAACATATTACCGTTGGGAACATCCGAAGGACAGCAGACCATTACCGAATGTTTTAATGAACAGCTTAAGAAAGCTGATCGTGTTGACATTGCTGTCGGATATGTATCTCTCGCTTCATTGGAAGAACTGGAACAGTTGGTAGCAGAATACGGAATAAATAAGATTTGTCTTAATATTGGAATGTATTTTATCGAGGGTATGCCGGAGGGGTCTTATCATACCGCTGTACGCATCAATAACAAATGGCTGACAGCCGACATTGGCGAAATCCGTATGATAAAAACTTTTAAGTACCACGGTAAGCTGTACTGTTTCTACAAAGACGGAAGGCCATTTTCTGCTATCATAGGTTCAGCAAACTTGGGAGTAATAAAACTTGAGGCATCCAACCGCCGTCAATACGAAATTGCATCCATTACTACGGAACAATTCGAAGTTGAAGAACTAGCAAAACATATCGAAGATTTGGAAACCCCTAACTGCTCGTCCAATATCGCTGATATATCTGGTATGCCTCTTATCCATGAAGTTAATACAGCTTTAAGCGGTGTTGAACTCGTGACACAGGTACCTCAGTCAAATGTAGATTTTTATCGGCGCTGTATGGCTTATGTATCATTCCTTTTGCCTTTAAAAGTTCCTAAATACGAAGAACGACATATTGATGACGGCAAGCATTATACCAAATCGAATATTAATGTCTGTTACGCTGCTCCACGAAGCAAACGCAAATCCAGAGATTGGTATGAAACACAGCTGACGGTAGGCTCTGATGTTTATCGAATGGAAGGATATCCAGAAAAAAACAAGCATTTTTTTGTTGTTACGGATGATGGATATTGGTTTAAGGCACATACCACTAGCGATAATAACAAGCAATTCAGTGCCGTTGGAGATGAACTCATTATGGGACGTTGGCTAAAAGGACGTCTTGCTGCCGCTGGATTGGTTGCCCCTGTAAATGATACACAGCTTGATACTGACCGCAAGGGAATGATTACGCAGGAAATGCTGCACGAATATGGCTGTGATCGTCTTGCCTTTAAGAAAACTGGTCAGACAGCGCTTGCCGAAGACGGGACTGCATTAGATGTATGGCTCCTATCGTTTGACTCCGAAACTGAAACCGAAGAATAGAGGTGACAATGGTGAAATATTTAAAAACATATTTGGAAACTATAACTGAGCGTGGGAATGTGAAGTTAGCAGAATCAATTTTCAAAACTGCTGAAGATGTGGGAAGTCAGCATATTAAAAATTTTTCATTTACTAGCCATGAGATTGGTCTTCTATTCGGAAACGTGCAGTCTGGAAAAACAGGTCAAATGTTTGGCATCATGTGCAAAGCCGCTGATTTAGGATTTCCAGCTTTTGTTCTACTTACCACCGATAATGTTGTTCTTCAGCAACAAACCTTAGACCGAGTTAAAACAGATTTGGATGGTTTCTGTATATGCGGCGAAAATGATTCTCGTCTCTTTATCGACAATAGCCTTATGCAACCTACCATTGTTGTGCTGAAGAAAAATGTTCGGGTATTAAAACTGTGGGCTAATATCTTCGGCTCAACTGGATTTATGAAAGGAAACCCTCTCTTCATTATTGATGATGAAGCTGATGCGGCATCTCTTAACACTTTAGTAAATAAGGACAAACAATCTTCCATCAACAAGTATCTTGATGCTATAAAGAACGGAGCCTCCAGCAGTTTGTATTTACAGGTCACTGGTACTCCGCAAGCTATCCTGCTACAGACAATGGCATCTGGGTGGCATCCGTATTTTACCTACTATTTTCAACCGGGCAATGGCTATTTAGGAGGAGACTTCTTCTTTCCAATCAACGGAAATCCTGACTGCATCGATTACTTAGAAAATATTCAAAGACCAACAAGAAGTGTCGTTATGAGACATCTTACTGTTTCTGCACAGATACTTTCTTCTGGTGGTAAGGTATCCAACTGCTTATTTCATCCGAGTGTCCGACAAGCGGCTCATCAACGTTTTGCAGATGAGGTTACAAAAGAACTGAATTGGTGCGTAGAACATATTCATGATGATTTCGTTACAGAACTCCAAAAATGCTATGATGCATTGAATCCAATAAAATCAGAAAAGCAGTCCTTCAATACCATACTCAACACCGCAAAAGACCTTCTAATAAGTAAAGGCGTAAAAATTCTTGTCATGAACGGCAAGAATGATATTGCAAGCACTGAATATGCCGCAGGATGCAATTTTATTATTGGCGGCAATACACTAGGACGCGGTGTTACTTTCCCTGGACTGCAAACTATTTATTATACAAGAACAAGCAAAAAACCACAGGCAGACACGATGTGGCAACACAGTCGTATGTTTGGCTATGACCGTGACCCTGGCATGATGAGGATTTTCATTGATGAGCACCTTTATAAACTATTTGCCGATATCAATGCCACTAACAATTCTATCATCGCGCAGATTGAACGTGGAATTAAGGATGTTAAGATTTACTATCCTACCGGCCTGAATCCCACAAGAAAGAATGTCTTGGACAACGACCATGTAGAAATCATATCCGGTGGCACAAATTATTATCCGTTTAATCCTGATAATGATTCCATTGATGTAATCTCTGATTTGCTGAAAGATTTTTCAAGTGACGAATCTTACTATCAAGTTAACCTACGCTTCATAAGAGAAATACTGTTGCATATTATTCCGAGTCCGGATTTTAAACTTTCTGCATTCCAGTCAGTAATTGAAACTTTGCTTTCAGAAGCATCTGCAGGCCAGGGCATACTGATAGTCCGCCGCAATAGAAATGTAGCACAGGGAACGGGTGCATTGCTGTCGCCAAATGACTGGCAACTTGGTGGAACTTTTCTTGATAAAGTTGTCCTGACTATGTATCAAGTTACTGGAACAAAAGGCTGGAGAGGCAAAACCCTCTGGGTGCCTAATATCAAACTGCCTCATGACACCATGTATTATGATATTACCGAGGACGGAGCAGACACAGGCTCTGCTAAGTAAAAATACCCTTTGCGTAAACAACAAGGTGGACAGGTTCTTATTATATGTGAATGTCAGATTAAGAAGGTTGTTTCCGAGTTAAATCTTTCTATGTTGAGCAAAATACAACTTCCTATGTATAGATAGAAATATGATAGTTCTGTTTATACCATATGTCAAAGGAGATGAATAATATGGCTAACACTGGAGATACATACACTGTATCATTAAAACCCTCACATTTACATTGGGGTGAACATAGGAACCCTACCAACAGGGATATCATACCTGGAGAAGGATATATTCCTATCCCTAAGAACTGTGCTATGAACTATGGAATATTTAATTCAAATCACAGACACACGGGGGTTGGACACAATCTATTCTATGCAAACTCCATTGATGGATTTTTGAATAACGTAGTTCTACTTGCACAGGGATGTAGCAATGCCGGAGATATTTATGCAAAACAATTTTCTGTTAAAGGCAATCTTCAAATGATAGGAAATTGGTATCGAAATTGCGGTGCAACCTTAAACAACTCAGTAAGAGTCACTTGGATAAACCCAACCTCAGTTTTGCTTGAGATAATTTAACACTTTCTACATTGTCAGTATAATAAAAAGCTACTACCCCATTTATATTTTGGTGTAGTAGCTTTTTTTATTCGATTATATTTGCATCTATTGCTGGATAATCAATTCCTGCAAAGCAACGCAAAATGGTTTCAAATATAATTTGAGCCCCTCTGCATGGTACTGCCATTCCTATCTGCTTTCTTACACTTTCCTTGTTTCCAATAAATTCATAGTTATCAGGGAATGTTTGCAATCTTGCTCTTTCTCTATTAGTTAATGCTCTCGGCTCTTCCCAATGATACATATGAGTTCCTCCGCCTCCGCTTCCAGTAACCGTATAAGATGGGAGATTGGGGTTGAGTCTCTTGTAAATCTGACTGATTCTTACTCCTCTAATGTTGAGCTGCAGTTCCTCAGGCAAATTTGCAGTAAACGCATTTTGACCAGGAAGAATATGCTGAAGTCTCTGCACAACTGTCGGAGACTGTCTTGTCAGTTCATTATTAAAAGCACCAGCAGGAATTGGTGGCACTTCAATTGCCGTTCGGCAAGAATTATCTATATTAACATACGGGGCTGTTGAAGGAACTCGGTATTCCACATCTATATCATCACGAATACCAACTATTATTAATCTGTGTCTTGCCTGTGGTATACCATACTCCTCGAACTTGTATAAGTGAGGTGTAATAACATAGCCCGATTCTCTTAGTTCCATTAATATTCTTGTAAGGGCAGTTCCGTTATTTGCACTTCTTAAGCCGCCGACATTTTCCGCTACGAACCATTGTGGTCGGAACATTCTTAAAGCTCTAACTCCATAAGAATAAAGGGGGCCAAATTCTCCATTCATGCCTTTCTGTTCACCAATCAAACTATAGTCATTACATGGGAATCCAAAAGCTAATGCATCAATTGGTGCAAGTTGCTCCATATCAAAAGTGCGAATATCTTCATGATAAACTGTTTCCGGTGCATTAGGACATATGTTGTGCTTGTATGTCTCGCAAGTATTTGCATCATAATCGTTCGCCCATTGATGCACAATGGTGAACTCTGGATTCCCTATATCGGCGTGCATAGCGCCCCATGCAATCCCACCTGGACCGCAAAACAACTCACCTAATGTAAACGGCATAATTACAAGTCCTCCTTTGCAATAGCATCCATACTTTTTCGCATTTTAATAAAATCTATAAATAATTGCACGGTTGCTATCTCTGCATCGTCCAACTGTTCTAAACCATGAATCTGCGTGTTAGGATAAATATCGTTTTTTGCTATATAGCCTGCTGCTAATAGTATTTCAAATGGATGAAAATCTAACGCCTTAGATATTTTACAAAGTGTATCCCACTGTGGCGTAGATCTTGAGCCATCCTCAATTTTTGAAATAGTAGTATCACTCATGCCACAAGCGTCACCAAGTTTTTTTTGAGACAGCCCTGCAGCACCTCGATGTTCTTTTATCAACCGCCCTAAATTCGACATACTTTCACCTCGTTTTATAAGTATATCACTTTCGCTGCCTTTTGTCAAGTTTATGTATAAATGTCGCTGCCCAAAAGCAGCGACATTTATACAAATATTTCTCCACTATTTATAATTCGCACTCTCAAACGAAAGTAGTACTCTCAAATTAAACCTATTTTCATAGCCTTTCTAAGAACTCCTCTAAAACGACCAGTTAGCACATACCGTACCCTCCCAGAAATAAAAAAACCTCCATCGGTTGCCATACAACCTGCGAAAGTCCTTGAAACACGGTGTTTATTCAGTTGTTTCATGCTGATTTGCAATGTATCATTTGTATCAAATGCACTAACATCCTACCGAGTTTGATACAATGCAAATAGCGAAAATATAGCCTACCGTGTGCATAACAGTTTTACCGTGTGCATATATTTTGAGGCAGAAAAAGCACCCTGCAAATTAATGCAGGGTGCTTGGTGGTGTGTGGGTCTAATTTTGTCAACCACCATAATTGAACTATAGGTATACTCTATCTCATAACGCCATTTTTCTTTTATCATGTTTCTTCTTAATAAGCTTTTTCAACTTTACAATTATCCAGCATAAGATTTGAATCACAAGAATTACTATGAAAACAAAGTCAACTACAAAATTACCAATGCCAAACCAATCTTCATATACTCCTTCAGGATAGTAAATAAATTTCATGATAATATTTATAGGAATCCATGTTAGCCAATACTTAAACTCATCTACCCAAAAATTCATAGCGATAACAGTAAACAATGGAACAACAATCAAGTTCACATATGCACCTAAAGTCTCGTTGAACAACCAACCACCATAAAACAAACTACCACCAATACCAATATAGTCCATCATAAATGGTTCAACTAAATATACCAGAAAATACACTACAATCTCACAAGCTATTACGATTAATATTTTTTTCTTTCTAGACATTTCAAAACCACCCTTTCTGCTTAGACAACTTAAAATACAGTAACAACATTTTTATCGCAAACAAAACTTGCTTAATCCCCATATCTTAATTTAAAGGTTTCAATCGATTATACGCCATAAGATAATAAGTCTCCGGTGTATGTGGATGTGCAACTCCGCCTATTGATGTTATTGCAAACGAAGCCTTAGCCTCTCTATACTTTCCTTTTAGGTCATACCCTAACCTCTTGCCTACAAGATCTTTTTGTCCTAGATATTTAGCATACCTTGGATAAACAGCCATATTGGCAAGAACTTTCATTAAAAATGCCGGAGAATAATTCAATTCTACATAGTAAGGAGTCAAGAAACCTCCACCTTGAATTGATAAAGAACAATATTCATATAACCCTTGTTGTTTCAACTCTTTCTCAATATTTTCTTTTTCATCTTTAGCTCCTTTAAGAGTTATATGTCTTTCGTTGTGAGGATTAACCTTTCCATCCCCAGTAGTGTCAAGTTTGTATGAGTCCTCTCTATTATTTGCCACAGCTTCTAACCGTGTTTTTGTATTGTTATAATTGCCATTGTTATTGTAGTCTGTACCCATAAGCCATTCCCATGTCCCATTTTGCCGTTTCCCCCACTTATTTTCATAGCTTTTCTCAACACTTAAATGTTTTGAACAATCACCATACTTTGTAAATCCCCATTTCTCTAATGGTAATAATGGAACGATATCATCATCATTTAAAATGTTAAATATGGTTTTATATTTCTTTGCTTCTGGGTCTGTTGTAGGGTTAGGCGCAGCAAAGGTATATGTGAATGAAAGAGCGTTAGAAACATTTTTTTCAAAATGTGCTCCCAACAAGTTGGCTACCGCAGCGCCCCTTGAATGTCCTGTAATTAGGACAGACTTTTGTGAATCGCTAAGAGCATGTCGAGAAAAATAGTCATTAACTTTAGATATAACTCTATTGGTTGCAACATCAAATCCTTTATGGTTTAGTTTATGTGTCCACTCAGGATGCATGCCGGTCATATCATAATACTCCGGCATATGTGCACCAACATCAAAATTACTTGACCATTCTTCGATAGTAGCATTCGTTCCCCTTACCGAAATGACAACTACTTCTCTTTCTAATCCTTTATGAACAACTGTTCTATGCCCTATTACAAACTCAGTTATATCATTCTTATCGTACGCATAGTCATCTGGGTTTATGCTTATTTTCTCAACATTTTTTAGACCAAACGCACTCATTAATGATTTCTCGTCTTTAGACCCCATTACAGTTCCAAAACCGTCAGTGACTTCTACCCATCTATCTTCGCCCATAACTTTTTCTTCTTTTTTGTACTTATCGGTGTTTTGAAGGGCAACATCACAGTCATATATGTCAGCTGCCAACAAAGAAGAAAATACGCTTAAATCATCTTTGTATATAGTGCTATTGTCCATTAACAAACTATAATCCACTTTAAATTCAACATTAGCAATACTCTTGTTATCATCAAGATCGCCATGAAGTTTACCTGAAAACTTGTTGCTTTTCTTGGCACTGTCATAGTTATCATCTATTCCATCAAAATCAGTATCTGGAAGAACAGGATTCGAAAAATAGTTCCAAACAGTAACTGATGTCTTTCCGGTATAGAGATTATGTGGTACACCGTTATTCTGCAATAGCGTCTGAATAAGATTGGTTAAATCTTTCTCCGAGGAATGCCCCAGTTCTTGTTTGTCAGTGAGTCTATCATCGTCAGAGTCGTTGGTTGTAATTTCTGCAATAGTACCATCGAGGCGAACTGCTTGATAATCGCTGAGCAAGACCCAATCCCCTTTGTTTGTTACCTCACCTATTTTATTTGCTAAACCAAGAAGTATTATACTGAAATTTTCCCTTATATTCGCATATAGTCCATCAGTCGTCTCCCACAGAACTCTATACTTGCTTTGCAGATTACTTTCTGTAATCACCGAAACGCATATCTCATCATTTCCTAAAGCTTCTGCAACACCCGATATGTTTGAATAGCCGTAATTGTTTTGCGTTGCACCCGGCTCATCTGTAAGCAAAACAATAAACTTAGCTGCATCGCGACGCCAGTTAAGGTCATCTTTTGCCATGCCAAGACCATCTATAAAGACTTCTTGCGCGCCATAACCACAACCTTCATTTGCTATTCTATTTACTTCTGCCTTAAATGTATTAATATTTGTAAACCAGTTTGAGGAATTGTTTTTATGAATTCTTGTTCCATATTCCCCTTGTATAGGCACATAGTAATCATTGTAGGTAATGAGTGAGAAATTCATATCAATGTTATAATTTGACTTTAAATTATCTACAAAATCATTGATATTAGCGGAAACGTTTCTTATGTCGTCATCCATAGACCCTGTAACATCAAGCACAAATGCTATGTCAGCTTTTCCCATGGTATTTGACGTGGCAGCAGCCGTTGCTGATAGTAATGGTTCAACCCTTGCTGCGAAGTCATCTAACGAACTAGATTCTATAGACATATCATTTTCTATAACAGAAGCCGATTTTATATTGCCTAAAACATCCACACCAATGCCTCTAAGGAACTCTTCTAAGTCAACCACGAAATATGTTCCATCACCAATAATTTCACCCGAGATTGTTCCAGTCAATTTATCTATTGCCGTAGGGACAACCTTTAAATCGTCATCAGCGAATAAAACAATACTAAGATTGTTCATATTACCGGTATAAGTCTGACTATACGAAAAAGTGAGTGTTATCGGAACTGTGTATGTGGTGGTTATATCAATAACATCACTCAAAACGGAACGATTATCACTAAAAACGGTATTACCTGATACTTCAAGTAAAACATTTTTTGATATATCACCCGGAACATTTCCCGAAATCCCAGAAATAAGCCAATTATCACTCGCCAATAGAAGGTCATCTTTTATAGAATCATTTGCTTTTTGTTGGAATTTACGTTCTGCATCGGGTGTAATACCATCAGTCTTAGGATTGTTAGGGTTCAATCCTAGCATAAGCTCTTCATCATCGGTTAAACTATCATCATCGGTATCAATGTTAATAGGATTTGTAAAATGAATGTTCACTTCATCGCCATCTGAAATCCCATCGGCATCAGTATCGTCATCGCCAGGTAGTGTTCCGAGCACTTGTTCCTCACCATTTGTAAGTCCATCTTCATCGTAATCTTCATCATAATCACTAATACCATTACTATCAGAGTCGATAAGGGTTAATTCAGTTGTAAGGTGCTTAAATTCGTATCCGTCCTTTAAACCATCACCATCTGTATCGTCATTGTTTGGGTCTGATTCTAACATTTTTTCGATATCGTCAGATAATCCATCACTATCACTATCAATATCATTACCGGTTAATAGATTCAGCCATTCAGTTAACGCCGGATCATCAGTAACATTAACACTACTACTTTCAAAGATGATATTTTTTGCTATTATTTTTCCATTCAAACTAAAGTTTGTAGAATGAATTTTAACAGTTCCATTTGGTGCATAGATAATACCGTTAAAATCGTCCATTGATGAGTTTATATTTATATTACCATTTTCAGATACTAAAATAAACGGCTTATCTTTATTTGTGCGGATTAGGGAAGTATTAATTTCAATATCATTTTCTGCGATTATGTATGATGAGCCGTTTAAAATAGGTGCAGAAACTTTCAGACTTCCTTTAATTAAAGTGTCTTTATCAATTGTCGTTGTGCCACCTTGATAAACCTTGTCTTGCTCAAACTTATCGCAATCAGCTGATACCATTGCTTTAATTTGATCGATATAGTTAGTAACATTTAGTTTAACTATGTTCTCAAGTGGTTTTTGAATGCTTGCATTACTTTTTATAATCTTGCCTGCAACATTACATTCACCATTTAAGGTTAGTTGAGAGCCAGAATATTTGAAGTCGCCCCCTGAATATACGTTTGCATTAATATTTGCAATAGCTGATTTCACATCAACGCCGTTATCGCCAGTTGCAAGTAAAGCATAATCAAAAGGATTAAGCGTTGCTAAATTGTATTCAGGAACAAACGGTTGTTCCCCTGTTGTAGTTTCTTGTGCAAAAACACTAGCTGATGAAATCATCATTGTTAACACTAAAAATAAGCTAAGTGTTTTCTTTAAAAAAGATTTTCTTTTCATAGTTATTTTGTCTCCTTAATTTTTATGATTTTTTTGCCTACATAGCTTTTGTTTATCCTCATTTTCGGCAAATAAAAAATGAGCTGTTAACCCCATGAAAAACATAGGGCTAACAACTCAAATATCCTGTTTCTATCTACAATATTATATCTATATAGCTATTATATTACTGTATATCATTAGTTTTGTCAACGAGTATAAATATATTATGTGGTGAATTTGCCTTATAAAACCCATCACACCCTTATTTCCGTTCTATCTTTGAAAACAAACCTCACATCATCTTTGCTATAAACCGTGATGTAGTCAAGGAGGCTACCCCAAAGTGCATTATCAAACTCAGTAACAAGGTTTTCTTGCTTTTTTAGTGTTTTTATGAAAAGTTCTGTGGTTTCATTC